CCAAGACCATTTCAGAACAGTTTCATCGCCTGGCTGGTTGCACGTTAATCGCCCACCAAATTGCGTGCTTGTCTTGTCTTCAGACACATAAAGAAAATCTAATTGGGTCATGTCTGGCAGTGAATCAGTTTGCTGGAACGGACCAAAAGTTGTGCCAATCGGCAATCCTTTTTCTTCTGTTGTGTCAACAGTTAGGAATTCATCCATGTCTTGAAAGCCAACGTACTCCACCTCAAAAGAAAGGTCGTCACATCCAAAGGTTTTCCCATAACACCGCCAGCACGGCCCGCCACCGCCGCAACACGGACAACCCGGCAACAGTACCATTGCTAACCCCCATCACATTCCGCAGCAACAAGCCACCCACCAACGCACGCCACAAACTTACCAGCTTCCACATCGACAAACAGGTTGTAGGCTTTGAAGGTGCCTTCACCTTTTTCCATGCCGCCAGCACCGTCTTTCTTCCATACTTCGATAGTCGCTTCGGTCCCCTTCGTCCACTCTGCGGTAGTCTTTCCAATCTGGATCGACGTGCCGCCCCCCTTGACCGGATACCAACCGCTGCCTTTTCGATCTTTGACGCCTTCTGACTTCTGCACAGCCGCAGATATGCGTCGCATTGATTGCTGGTCAAAGGTAAAGATTTTGTCTTCAGCCATCAGGACGGGGTTCCAAAGTATGAGAAATCTTTTTCCTGATAAACGTAATAGGTTTCTACTGCTGGTTTTGTTGGGGGCGTAACAGGGTTTCCAGATGCATCAAGTCCGACCGGTTCTGATACGGGATTTTCACCGCTGCCGCCTACCATTTCCTCAGTAATATTATTTCCGTTAGAATCCCTGGTTCCAATCATTACCTGTTGTATTTTCCATTCAGAAGCATCATAGGCAAAATTAAACGTAGCGGAGTAGTAAGTTAAATTTTCCCCGCCTGTGCTTTGCGTCTGCTTCTGCCAAGATCCGCCCTGACACTTCCAGGTTTTTGCTGGCGTCCCCGCCCAGCCTGTTGAATTAATTGTATTTGCATACTGGACCAAAGCGTCTGCGGCAGCTAATGCAGTAGGGAAACTTCTAGTCAGTGACAATGACGCATACGCCTTGTCTGCCTGTAAGTCTGGTATGGGCGTGTTGGCTGTATTCAAAATAGGTTCGTCGTCTTTGTCTACACTTATCGGCACAGCCGCAACGCTAGAAGAACCTGACCATGTGTCAGCCGGTACGGTTGCGTAGTTGTAACCGCCACCCCCGCCATCGCCGCCACCCCCGCCTGAACCTGGCCCATCTGAAGTTGCGTCGATCAGTTCCGGTGCCTGATACGTTACATTTAGCGTATACAGAAGCAGGTCGCCAGATACGCTACAGTCGAAGCTGGTGGCAAATACAGACGGATCGTCTGGATGTGGTGAGCCCAGCAGGATGCCTGGTGCCTGTGCAATATCTGCCATTGACGTTGCAGGGTCATCTATCTTGATGGCAAAGCTGCGTTGATAGACGCTGGACTGCCTGGCCGCACCTGATACGCCCCGGCCTTCTGCTATTTCGTATGTCTGGACAATTGCCATTATGCTATTCCCATCTGTACAACATTAATGCCGGGTTGGGCTGTGTTCTTTGCTATCTGTTTCTGTGTTGCCAGTTGCTTATCTTCTACAGTGTTTCCAGCAACGCCAGACTGCAACAGGAAGTTAAGGCCAGCAGACGAGCGGGCGTCTAGTCCGGATATTTTGTTTTGACCTGACAGGGCTTTTTTGCTTTCTTCTGAAAGATCTATCTTCTGTGTTTCTGGTTGCTGGATTGTTATTCGGGAATTTTTCAGCTTTCTTGCCGCTTCTTCATAGCCTCCAGAAATTGCGTTCTTTACAACGGGTGAAGACTCACTGAACGCTTCAGAAACCGCAGCCGCTGCTTTCTCCCCAGCCTCAACCGCTGCGCCGGTATACGCCGTCGCTGCCGCCTCCAACTTGTCTATGTCTTTGATTTTAACGGTTGGAATTTTGTCAATTTGTTTTGCCAAAAAAAGCACAGCATTCAGCAGAGCAGAGACAAAAGAGGCACCAATAGCCTCAAATGTATAAAACACAGACTTAAACAAAAGGCCCACCTTATAAGCAAACCTAAAAGAAGTATCAAAAGAAAAAGCGATGTTTTCCCACAGCGTACCAGTGATATTAAACAACTCAGCCACGCCAGCAAAAGACGCCACCACCTGATCAACAAAACTACCTGCCGCTATCAGACCGTCAAAGATTCCGTCCGATATACTTTTACCAATGTTCGCCCCACCTGCGGAACTCACAAACTCTTTGAACGAATCTACAACGGCACTAATAGCGGGGGCCAGGTTTGCCGTTACCTGATTGACTATGTTGCTGAATATCTGTGAAACGTCCGTTAGGTTGTCTTTCAGTGCTACTGTCCCGGCTATCTGCTGGCTGGACAAGATGCCGCCAAACTTTTCCAACTCCGCCCTGGCTGCTTCTGTCTGGGCGTTGATGTCAGCAAACAACGGAACCAACCGCAAGCCCTGATCTGAAAAGATCTTAAAGGCAGCGGCTGCCTGTTCGCCCTGGGTGGCCAGACCACCAATGGCTTCACCGATCTTCAGGAATTGATCTTCTGGCGATAGCTTCATTAGATCCTGTGCGGATAGACCCAGCCGCTCCAACGCTGGCAACGCCTCACCGAATCCCTGTGATGCTTCCGCTAATCGTTTAGACATTCGCCCAAATGCACCAGCTAACGCGATCTGGTCAACGCCTGCCTTCTGGGCGGCTAGGCCGAAAACCTGTAGGCCGTCTGTGCTGATACCTGTTGACTTTGAAAGCTTGTCAACTGCATCAATGGCAGTGATGGAACCTGACACCATGTTTTTAAAAGCACGCCCTGCCGCTAGTGCGTACTGTGCCAATCTATCAAAGACCAAAAAGTTTATACCGCTTGACATGCGGCTCAATGCCTTCTGTGTCTTATTGCTAGTCTTTGTTACGCTATTAAGCGAACTAACAACCTTACCGATACCCTTCTGCATACCCTGTGCGGTAGCGGTGAACGCTGCGGTAATCTTACTACTTGCGGCCATTGGTGATTTTCTTTAGTTCGGCGGCCATCTCTGCCGCAGTTTGTGTTTTATGGAAAGGATTCCAACCTGGCATAAACTGATCTTCCATATCTGCCTTCATCTTCGCCCCTGCGGCATTGCCTAAGATGATCGTCTGGCGGGCCGTCCTCCGCCACTCATCACCGAATGGTTCAATGCTCCAATAGGCTTGCCAATAGGCTAGATCCTCTAATGTTATTTCATGCGCCAATTCCCTGAAGTCCGCCCGGCCTAGTTGTAACGCTAGCCGCATAATGAACAACAGTAGCGGAGATCGACGCAGTGTTATTTTTTTGCTTCATTTTCTCCCAAAGCGAAACCATAATTTAACGAAGCCTCATACAAGGCCCGCATGGTTTCTGGTGCCATTTGCAGAACTTCCTTCTGGTCTTTTTCTTCAAACATCTTTGACCCGTCCGGCCCGGCCAGGACGGTGCTAACCGTTTTCGCCATGAGTGATGCCGGTGGTATTCCGGCCCCATCTGTTTCTTTGAAGATTCTTGCATGTTCGCTGGCGATAGGTTCCCACTCTCCGGCGGTGGGCTGTCTGAACCATTGCTTTCCAATGCCTTCGACTTCGACTTCGACCGCCGGTTTCTTGCCATGCTTTAGCAAATCCGTCCTATTCATAATCTTTCCCTCCGGTTAATAAAGAAAACTGAAAGACAAAGTCTGCTGTGGTATTTCACCGGCAGCCATTGTCACACTACTAGAAAGCAGGACCGCGTCCCCTGAATAGTTTACCAGACCACCCTTAGAAACAGTCAAGGTCGCAACCTTGCCGCGATCATTATTTGACACAGCAAGCCCGGCCCCCAACGTTGTGAAGTTGACGGTAACAGGTTCAACCGATGCAGGCAGAACTCCCTTGACGACTCTAGCCCAGTTACCAGAACCTAAGACGCTGGCTGTTAACGGGGTCATGTCAATCAACCCAGCTTCGCCACCAGCCACATTACAACTAATAACGTTGTAGGCAGTTACTCCGTCAAAAGTTATTTTTAAGCCCTGTGCATCAATTATTGCCATGAGACCACCTCCAACTGTGGCCTGTTATTCGTCAACGCTAAATGTTGCTGAGCCAGATACAACTTCACCCGTTGCCCAGGTAGTGGAAGCACTGGTGCATGTAGCATCCCCAGAATAAATATCTACTTCGTCCTGTGCTATCACTAAAGTCAAGCTGCTGTTAAGCTCTGGCTCTTCTGTTCCGTAGAAGTCAACCTGAAAACTTCTGGTTCCATTTGCACCACCAGCCCCGCAATCAACAAGCGGTGGATCTTGATAGACGCGGCAAGAACCGCTTGCCAGGTCAAGGGTTGAAACGTCAATCTTCTGGTCTGTAAGGTCTCCGCCGCCTTCGGCGTTCCGTACTATAGAAGTGCAGTAGTAGGTTGTTCCGTTGAACGTTAAAGTTGTATTTTGCGAATCTGTAAAAGGTGCAGGCATTTTCTATTCCTCATATCTAACGGCGAATGAAAGTTCTTGAACGTAATTGGGGGTCGTCTCCCCATCCTTTTCTTCTGGTGACCCGTCCTGCTGTGACAAGATGGCACAGGAGGTAATGCTACATCCTGCGTATTCACCTCTAAAATTGTTACACTTCAACCGTATCTGTTCGGCAAGTTCCTTGCCGCCCATATACGAATCAGTGACAACTATAAGATCAAAAGCGGCAACGGGTGCTCTGGATATCGTAGGCATCGCCAGGTCGCGTTCTGTGCCGCTTCGGCTGTAAACTATGTATGGCGTAATAGCCGATTCTGGAGCCTGCACAGGATAAACCTGTGCAGATGTGGCTTCTGTTATGGAATCTCTCAACCAGATTTCAGGGTAGCTACTCATTGGTCGCCTTCCCTTTCTTCTGCTGTTAAGACTATATTTGTTCGTTTGGCGTCATCGGCTACAGCCGCTGATACATACATGGTGCGGCATTTGTTATTGAGCCAGATGATCCGTAAAGGCAGGCTGACGTTATTCTGCCACCTGATTGTCACGTTGTAGGTGGCCTGTGATTCAGCCCGGTTCGCCCTGGCTAGTTGTGCAACCGTCAACTGCTGGATGGCTGCATGACATTTGAAGCAGTCCTTCCACGTCAGGACCGATTCTCCGAATTCGTTTGTAGTAGATACGGGAACCTGTACCTGTATAAGCTCCCGCATCATGCCGGATTTTATCATCAGTACATCCCATTATGTGAAGAGGCGGCCAGCAACATCTCTGCCGCCATCGGAACTTCTATGGCACCTGTATCCTGCACCGCTTCGCGGTGTGCAAAGAAATGTGCCACAAACATCTTGCCAGCTACTTTTATATTTTGGGGGATCAGCAACGAATCCATGCTGCCTGCGTACCAATAAATCAGAACGTCCCCGTCCGGCACGTCACCAGCAAAGAAAGTAATACTGCCAGGAACGTTGAAAGTATCAGCACTATATCTTTCTTCAGCCATCACCGATCCATCACCTAGCTTGACCACCACAGGCATTTCCATTGCAGGACCGAACGGCAAGGATACCGTACAACCTGAACGAACATCTGCGGCAGATACACTGGCGGCCCATTCCGTC